TCATTCCGGCGGGGGGCGCTGCGCCAGGTCGTACTGGGCCCACCCCACCCGCACGAGCTTCCCTTCTGTCAGCCAGTTGTTCACCAGGGTGCGCGCACGCCGCCGTTCCGTGGCGCCCTGCGCGCCGTAAAGCCGCTGTGCCACGTCGGCCAGCGTGAGCGGCCAGGGCCAGCCCTGCGCGGCCTCCCAGCGGGGGGTGCGGCGGCTGGGCGTGACGCCCGCTTCTTTGAGCCGGTATTGGATGGCCTGCACGGTCATGCCCAGGGCCGCCGCCATGGCCTCCCGGGAGTCGCCCCGCTCATACATGGCGATCAGGCGCGCCCGTTCCTCGCGGGTGCGGCGGTTCGCACCGCGGGGTTGTCAGGATTGTGCGGCATACCGAGCAGAACGGCGCGCCTGGCGGACCCAGGCGGGCGAAATCGGAGCTGACCGGGTCACGCGGCACCCTGCCGGGTGAACGCGGCCGCCAGGCGCGGGATGACGGGGAGTCCTGCGGGCCAGGGTGGGGGCGGTTCGTGTCCTGAGGTGATCAAGACAGCTCAGTTTAGCTCTGGACTTTCCGCTTCACGACCAGCTGGTAGGCGGCTTCGACGCCCATGACGATCAGGGTTTCCAGCATCCCAGCGAACGGCTTGACGGACGCCGGCAGGAGGGGCGTGGCGTGCTTCCGCCAGAGGTACCGGACGAGCACCACGACCAGGGCACGGGCCTCCGCCCCCTTGATCTGCGGCAGCCCAGCGGCCACGGCCTGGCTGACGGCCGTGCCCAGCTGCACGACTTCCATGAGGTTGAAGGGAGGCGTGACGAGGTCCTGCGCGGCCTTGATCAGCATGGGCAGGTGGTCCTCCAGGAACCGCTCGACGTCCTTGTCGCTGACCACGGTGGATGGGGCCGCCTGCACGCTCGGCAGGCTGGCCGGCTGCGTGATGCTCTGCGCGATCACGGCCGCGGTCTCCGGGGTTGGGATCTTCTTCTGGGGCAGGGCAGGAATGGCCACCTGGTTGGCCTGCTCGATGGCGGCCTGCTTGCGGGCCTGCAGGATGGCTTCGATGTCGGCTTTCGTGGCGCGGAGCTGGGTCATGATGGGCCTCCAAGGGCGCGGCCCCACCGTGAAGGCAGGGCCGGGAGAAGGTGAACCACCCATGGGCATAGGTGGCTGGTGTGGTTCATGGGTGGGTCACCCCTCGCGCAGCTGCTTCAGGGTTTCCGGAGTCAGGTACACCTTGTCGTTTACGAGGCTTCCGGTCCCGATGGGCAGGTTCGTGCTGGCGTCCATCAGGCGCACCGTGCGCTTCCCAGCGTCCGGCTGGGGGGCGGGAACAGCAGCGGGCGGCTGCGGCTGGGACGGCACCGGGCGCACCAACATGTGCTGCATGACCAGCGCGATGAACCGGGCCCAGGGCCAGCCCGCCCCCGGGCAGTGCGCGCGGGCCGCCCGGCCGGGAAAGACCTCGTTGTGCCCGATCAGGTGCACGCGGTCCACCGGGATGCCGTGCCGCTGGCAGATCCCGGCCACCAGCTGCGCCGTGGCGTCCAGCTGCGCGTCCGTGGGCACCCAGGGCTTGGCGGGGTTCTGGAAGCCTTCGTGCTCGATCCCGATGCTGCGAGCGTTCATGTCCGGCTGCCCGTCCGGCACCGGCCCAGCGTGGAAGGCGGTGTTGGACTCGCTCACGCTCTGAATGACCGTGCCGTCCGCCCCCACGGTGTAGTGGGCAGACACACCGGCCTCCGGGTTCTGGAACCAGGCGGCCGTGCCCCGCAGGTACCCGGCGGCGATGTGGATGACCACGTGCGTGACCTTCGCCGTCCGGCCCTTGCGGTAGTTCTTCGGGTGGGCTTCCTGCCACTCAACCTTCATGGGTCTCTCCCTTGAGTCGTGCGATCTCGGCAGCCTGCCGGCGGATCACGTCGTCCTGGTTCGGGCGGACGATCACCCGGATGGGAATCACGGCCAGGGACAGCAGCGTGAACAGCAGGCCCAGGCCCAGGGGTTCCTGCGTCACCTGCCCCCAGCCGATCCGCAGGCTCAGGCCCATGAATCCGAACACCATGCCTGCCCCCATCACCGCGTGATACGTGCGCACGAACACCAGCGCATACACGGCTAGGATGATCACCGTGCCGCGCAGCAGCACGAACACCCGCCAGTCCCCCACCGGGATGCTGCTGATGTCGGCCAGCAGGCCGGGCGCGCGGATGGCTAGCCAGCCCAGGATCAGCGCCAGCACGAAGATCAGTCCGTGCCACCACCGGAAGGGCGCGTGCGGGTACGTGGGCTCACTGCGCTTCACGCGCCGGCCCGTTTTGGTCTTTGCTGTCGTCATCACGCCCCTCCTGCCTTTTCCTGATGGAACTGGCCAGCCCACCGGCGCGGCTGCCCAGCCAGTCGAGCAGCACGTCCAGGCCGTTGCTGCCGATCCAGTCCGTGAGTTTCGGCCCGAGCGTGCCACCCACCCCGGCCACGAGCGTCACCCCGGCGAACGTGTGCAGGCTCTTCACGACCTCCGGGGCGATCACGGCCGCCATGAAGCCGATCACGCCGCCCAGCAGCGTGTCCGGCACGATGGCCCCCCAGGACGGAATGGGTTGCCCGGCGATCTGCTGCAGGTTGCGGGCGCGCAGAGTGGTCAGTACGCTCATCAGGGTGGCCATGCCGAAGGCGTAGGCGACGACCAGCCAGTCCACGCTGTGGAGCAGGCTGGGGGGCGGGGGGTCTGTGGGCATCGGGCCTCCTCATGGCTGGCCCCAGGGGCAGACCAGGCCGGGCGTGGGGATGGTGTAGGTCTTGCCGCTGTCGGACTGCCAGCTGGCCCGCCACCAGCAGGGCACGCCGCGGAACGTGGTGGGCTGCCCGGGGCGGATGGTGCGCCAGGGGTAGGTGCGGCCGGATTCCATGCGGACGCGGGCCACGCCACTCGGGGGGCAGGGTTCATCCGGGCGGATCTGGAGGGTGACGTGGTAGATGCCGGGCGTTTCGGTGCGGGACACGGTCGCCTGCGCCCGGCAGAGGGGAGGCGACGCGCGGGGCGTGGCGAGAATCGCCAGCCCGGGCAGGAGGAAGGCTGCCAGCGTGAGCAGGGCGGCCCAGAGTCGGAGTTGTCGCATGGGGCCTCCTAGAGGGCGAGGGCGAGCAGCAGAACGAGCGTCAGCCCCAGCAGGGAGGCCAGGGCCACGCGGCGGTAGTTGATGGGCATGGGGTCTCCAACGGGGCAGGCCCGCCGGGCGAGGGCGGGGGTCAGCGCGGGTAGATGAGGCCCACGGGCGGCGCGGGCGGCAGTTCCGCCACCGGCGCCACCCCACCCGTTGCCGCCTGGAACGGATTCACTTTCTTCTTCCGGCGCAACTCCAGGCCGCCGGCCAGTTCAGCCACGAGATTCGTGACGGTGTGCGTGGTTGGTCGCGGCATGCCTTACTCCTTCGCGTACACGACGCGGGGCGTCAGGGTCGCTCCCGACCCCATCACGGTCGACGTGGACGCCGGCAGGTACGCGCGGTCCTGCCCGTCCACGTTCAAGGTGCTGTCCACGCCCAGCGTCACGTCATTGGTTGGCAGGAACGCGAACAGGCGCGGCACGCCGCTCGTCCCGCCGCTCACGTTGATGGGTCCCTGCGGGATGCCGGTCGCGCCGTCCATGCGGTTCAGGGTGTACGGGACGCTGCCGTCACTCGCGGCGAACACCGCCCAGCGTTGCGTGGTGATCTCCCCCTGCGTGGCCGTCCGGGACTGTGACAGCCCGTTGTTGTACGTGACGCCACCCAGGGTCACGTTCGCCCCGTTGGCGTTCACGCTGCTGGCGTACACGTTCAGGTCATCGAGCACCGTGCCGTCGAGGCGTCGGCGGCGCTCGGCGCAGTACAGCCACCCGCTCAGGGTGGCGTGCAGGCCGATCAGGAGGCCGTGTTCGTACGCGATGATGTACCATTCCGTGCTGGCCGTGTTGCTGGCGGTGGCGGTGCCGTTGGTGATCTGCTGCACGGTGCCCGGGTTGGTGAGGACGCCGCCGGACGTGGCGGCCGTGGCGATCTGCACCTGGAGCAGCTGGGCGGCGACCGCGCCGGTCGCCCAGCGGGGGTTGAGTTGCAGGCACCAGCGGGTCGGGTACCCGCTCACGAGTGGCATGCGGTACACGGCGATGCCGGCGCTGGCCCCGGCGACCGGAGTCTTGTCCCAGGCGGGTGTGCCGGCCGAGCCGGTGCCGATGGCGTCGGCGTCGGCGTACACGAGTTCCCACCCGGCGGCGAGCAGGAGGGTGTGCAGTTGCGTGTAGAGGTTCTGAACGGTGCTGGCGCGACCGTTCGCGCCGGAAAACTGTACGGCCATGTTATGCGTCCTCCAGGGTGAGGGTCAGGGTGAGGGCCGCCGCACTCTCGCTGCGGTTGACGAGGGCGGCGTACACGGTGCCGCTGTTGATGCCCCGGGCCTCCCCGGCGACACTCGGCACGCTGGCGGACGTGCGCCACTGCCCGATGACGGGCACGCTGGGCGCGGCGTTCGGGGTGCTGACCAGGCGCCCGCTGTCCGTGGTGCGGTCGGCGGCGCTGTAGTACAGGCAGATGTCGGCGGCGGCGGTCGTGGTGACCTTGCTGACGTGCGTGGGCACGTGCGTGTTGCCGAGGTCCAGGCTGCCGGGGGCGTTCACGGCGAGGCTGCCGGTCGTGCCGGTGATGCTGCGGCCCCCGCCCGCGATGTACGCCCACTCCCGCTGCGTGGGGTCCGGCCCGGTGGCGCGCAGGACCATCCCGGACAGCTGCCCGGCCGGGAGGGGATCGGCGGCGTCCAGGGTGAGCACCCCGGCCGCGACCTCACCGGTCATGCCGTTGCCGAACTCCACGCGCCGGAAGGGAATGGCCGCCACGTCGAACAGGAACGCCATCTGCGTGCCGTCCGCTGGGAGTTGCGTCCAGCCGCCACTGGAGGGCGTGCTGGTGATCAGGGCGGTGTCGGGCTGGGTCAGACCGTCCCAGGCGTGCCCGCTGCTGAGGGTGAGACTCAGGGACGCGCCGTACGCGCCGATGATGTAGGGCGTCCCGGCCGTGAGGGTGTAGTTGACGGGGGCGGTGACGCCACCCGAGCCGGAACTGGCGGCGGCGTCGGCCAGGGCGGTCGTGCCCGCCCCGTCGTTCGGGCTGACGCGAATGCGGGCCGTGCCGCTCAGGACACTCAGGCCCTGGATGGTGACCGAGGTGAGCGTGATATCCCTCGTCGGCGTGAACTTCTGGAAGAAGGCCGTGCCCGTCTTCACCGCCCCGCTCTGCACCGCCCCCGTGCGGGCCAGGGCGCCGCTGGTCATCAGGCCCACGACCTGGCGCCCGGCAATCTGCCCGGTGGCGTCGGTGACGACCATGGTGGCCGTCCCGTCCAGGTTGTCCACGAAGTAGATGGTGCCCGGCTGCAGTGGGTTCGGCAGGGCATTCACGGCCTCGAAGTCGAGTTTTACGCCCATTCCATCTTCCTCCATTCCTGTGCTCCGACGTTCTGCCCGGGGGGTAGGCCCTGGTCCGGCGTCCAGGTGCCCGGGGCGCTCACGGGGAACAGGGCGGCGCTGCCGTCCGCGTCCGTGACGTGCCAGTAGGGGTCGGCGAGGGCGAGCGTGACGGTCAGCAGGCGCGTGGTGCAGCCGCGGTAGTTCTTCGCCTGCGGTTCGCCCAGCACGCCCTGCGTGAGCAGGTAATCGGTGCTGCGCCGGACGTCCCGGTACGCGCTGGCCGTGAGCAGCAGCGCCATCACCCGCTGACTCTCGGCGTCACACTCGGCGGGCGTGCGGCCACTCACGTACACGCGCAGTGTCACCTGGCCCTGCCGGGGCCGGCCGCTGCCGTCCACCCAGTCCTGGCCGTACGGCGTCTGCTCCTGCTGCAGGCTGGTGCTCCAGCGCGGCTCGTCGTAGTCCGTGGCGTCCGGCAGCCAGTTCCCCCACGCGCCCTGCGCATTGCGGAGTTCGTGAATCACGGCGTCCCCCGGGTGGTGATGGCCTGCTGCGCGGCCTCCTGGTCCTTGCGGTCGATCAGGACCTTCAGGACCTGCGTGTCGAGCGGGACGTCCGGTTCCCCGAACACGTACTCGGTCCGCGCAGGCTCGACGAGCAGGTACTTGGTGGCCACGACCTTGCCGGTCACGTCCGCCTGCCCGGGGCGGGTGATGCGCGCGCTCCCGGCGGCCGGGTGGATCCCGGGCAGGCTGGCGGTCCCGGCCGACTCGGGCGGGATGCGGTAGTACTCCTCGGCCGCGGCCGCCAGCAGCGTCTGGGAGAGCTTGCGGGGGTGCAGCTCGGCGATCTGCACGGTGTTCTGATTGGGCACGTTCCAGGCGGTGATGCGGATCATCGTGCCCGCCGGGAGGGCGGCCAGGACCACGCGCTGCATGCCGCCCGCGAAGCGGTCCACGCGGGTCTGCGGGACGCCCGGCCCTTCGTAGGTGACGAAGAACCCCTGGGGGTCGGCGGCCTGGGCGCTGATCTCCACCCAGTCGGCCGCCTCGGTGAGCTGCACGCGGTAGCGGAAGACGGCCGGGGCGCCGGCGGGCAGCACGGCCTCCTCATCCCGCCAGGCGGCGGGTGGAGTGACCGGCGTGGGGTTCGCCTCGGTGGCGTCGGCGACCGTGTCGTACGTGGCGGCCGCCGTGGCGCCCAGGGCGGGCAGGCTGCGCTGGTCCACGAACAGCGTGCCGCCCGCGTACCCGAGGGTGGCCACGCTCGCGTGCTGGGATTCCGCGCGGATCACCTGCCCGGCCGGGGTGGTCAGCACCCACAGAATCGCGTTGCGCAGGCCCTCGCTGCTCACGTCCCGGTACGTCACGCGGTTCCCGCGCACGTTCGAGGGAATCACGGCCTCCGCGGCCGGGGGCGGCCCGAAGTACAGCCGGTCGTCCGGAAGGGTCGTCCAGCCCCAGCCGCCTTTCAAACTGACCAGGCCGTCCAGGGCCGCAGCGACACTCTCGCCGTTGTGGCGGCGTTTGCCGTTCACATTCGCGTTTGGAACGCTTTCGAGCGGGGCGGTGAGGTGCGGCAGTCGTGCGGTGACCGTGACGTCCGTCGCCAGATCCCGGATCAGCTGCCCGACGTCCACCCCGTCCGGGAACCCGCTCTTCTCCCGGCTGAGCGGGAGTTCCTTCAGGCGCAGGTACTTGTCCCCGACCGCCTCCCGCTGCCCCGAAGCGAGGCTGGGCCGGCGGACCAGGGTGCCGCTGAAGATCGCGCGGTACCCACCAGGAGCGCCGGCGTCCTGCACGTCGATCCACACGCGGGACCGGTCCGGTGCGCCGGTGAGGCCCGTCCAGGTGGCGCTCTTGTTGCCGCCCCACTCGTCGAGCAGCACGGTGAGGCCCGCGGCCGTCACCTGCGCCTGCGAGGCCAGCACCGTGCTCTCCACGGCGCTCGTTGTCGGGTTCCCGAACCGGAATCGCCACACCTGGGCCTCCCTTCCTGGCGTGAGCTGCCAGTCCTTGCCGTGGGGGGAAGTAAGAAGCGGCGTGCCCACGCTGCACGCCGCCAGAAGAAGCAGAATCACGGTCCAGAGCCACTTCATGTCCTGAATTCACCTCGCATGTTGCCCTGCGCGTCCGTCAGGCGAATGCCGTCCCGCATCACGCGCTCCAGGACGTCCGCGTGCCGGGCGAGCACGTCCCCGTGCCGCGTGAGGACGCCCTCGTGCCGCAGGTACATGGCGTCCGCCCGCTGGATGACGTGGTCGAACAGGTCGATCTTGCTGCTGTTCGCGACGTAGAAGTTCGCGCCGACCACCGGGTCCCCGGCGGGGCTGCTGCCGGGCGCGCTGCCGTCCGAGCCGGAGCCGTAGCCGGGCAGGCTGGGCGCGAGGGACGCCCACTCCTGCGTGATGCGGTCCCGTTCCGTGCGGATGGCCGCCAGTTCATCACTGGTGTCCCCGCCCCGCGCGGATTCCTCCGCGAAGGCCTTCAGCAGGTCCTCCAGTTTCGACTTGGCGAACAGCATGCGCAGCGCGGTCTGGGCGACGAACAGGTCCAGCTTCCGGTCCACGGAGGCGTTCACACCGTCGAAGCTGCCGGACTCGAAACCCTTCATCAGCTCGTCTTCCAGGCTGGTCGCCAGGTCCTGCCCCAGGGAGGCGAAGGCCTTGGCCGCCTCGATCTTCATCTTGGCGGTGGCGTCGTCCATGTGCTGGGGGCGCCCGCCGAACAGGTCCCAGCCGAGCCGGTCCAGCCAACTGGAGTTCCCGAGCTTCTCCCGGGCGGCGGCATCGGCGGCGAGTTCGTTGTGGTACGGGTTGTTGAGCCAGGTGTTGATCTTCGCCGAGCCCATCGCCTCGCGCTGCGCAGCCGCCACCTCCAGCAGGCCCTTCTTCCAGGCCTTCAGGCCCGGGCTGAGGTTCTCGATGGTGCTCCCAAGGTTCATCACCCACTCGACCGCGGTCTGGGCCATGCCGACGAAATCCCCGGTCATGAACTGCCCGAACGCCTTCAGGCCCAGCGTGGCGCTATTGACGGCCCCACCCAGCAGGATCCCGAAGTCGCTGTCCTCCCCCTGACCGAACAGCTTCCCGACGGTCTTCAGGAGCCCGCCCCACTTCTCGACCTCGGTCGCGGCCTCCTGCAGTTTCGTGAGGGCCTCGGCGGCCTTCAGGGCGTCCCCGCCCAGCGCGCGCAGGGCCGCCGCCCACTTCCGGAGGTCCGCCGCGAGCTCGGTGTTTCCGGACTTCTCAGCGGCGGTGGCGAGTTTCTCCAGGCTGGGCAGCAGCTCCAGCATCTGCTTCCGGGCGTCCTCGGCGGAGATGGTGCCGTCCTTCAGCTGCTGCTTCAGGGTCTCCACCGAGTTCCCGGCCGTGACGGCCGCCTGCTCCAGGGCGGTGAGGTCCAGCGCCTCCGGGATGGTCGGGCCGGCCGCGAGGTCCTGCACGGTGCGCAGCAGGTCCCGCAGCTGCGCGTCCGTGAGTTCCCCGGCGGCGCGGGCCTGCTGCAGTCCGTCCGTCAGGGTCTTCACGGCCTCCGGGTCGCTGTAGTCCGTCTGCCCGCTGGTGAGGTAGGCGTCCAGTTCCCCGTACCGGTTGGCCGGGCCGCCCGTGGCGCCGTCCGTGGCGCCGTCCGTGCGGCTTACGGCGTCCCCGACCGGGGTGTCCGGGATGTCCTGCATGATCCGGATGTACTCCTGCGCGCTGCTCTTTGCGTCCTCGACGTTCTTCACGACCCACGAGGACAGCAGGTGCGACTTCTCGGCCATGAAGGCCTCCAGGTTGCTCAGGAGGCCCTGCAGGCGGGCCGGGTCGGTCTCCAGCTCGATGTCCGTCAGCAGCTGCCGCACCTCGCTGTCCGCGTCCAGGAGTTCGGTGCTGCCGTTGCCCTGGGTGGCGGCGAAGCCCTGACCGTTGCTGCCCGGCGCGTACCCGCTCTTGGACGGATCCACGTACTCCGGCAGTTGACTCCGGAGGGTGGCGAGGTGGGCTTCAGCCTTCTTCCTGAGCGCGGGGTCCGACTCAGGGATGGAGGCGATCTTCTCCACCATTTGCGCGATCTGCTCGTCAATGGTCCCGGTCAGGTCCAAGGTCAGGTCGAACATGGCCGTGTCCAGGCGCAGGGCCTCGGACAGGGCGTTCAGCGCGTCGGTGACCCGGTTGATGCCGTCCACCGCGTTCTCCCCGTCCGCCGCCCGGGCGTAGAGGTCGCCCAGCGTGGCCTGAAGGGCGTCAATGGCGCCCTGGGTGTCCCCGACCTGCTCCAGGGAGTCAGCGAGATCCAGGCCCTCCTGGGTGACCCGGGCGATGGCTTCCTCCTGGATCTCCCCGACCACCCGGGCCTCTTCCTCCGCCGCGGACAGGGCCTCCTTCCTCCGCCGCTCCCACTCGTCGTACACCTGCTGGAGCAGTTCCTGGTCCCGGTGGGCGCGGGCCTCGTTGTACACCGTGATCAGCCCGTCCTCGGTCATCGTTTCCAGGTCCGAGAGGTAGCCCTTGACGCGCTCGGCGTACGCGCGGGCCCGCTCGGCGTCCTCTTCCTTCCACACGGTGTCCTGCGCGGCGTCCACGACCCGGCCGGTCTCCCGGGCGTTCTCCTGCAGGGTGACCTGCAGGTCCCGGTCCACCTGCGCGATCCGCTCCGCGTACTGGCCCCACAGCCGGACCCGCTGGTCCTTCGTGACCCCATCGGCGTTCATGGCCGCGTTCCGTTCGCGCTCCAGCCGGGCTTTTTCCTCCTGGGCGGCGACGGTGTCCAGCACGTTCCGGGCCTTCAGGACGTCCTGCGCGAGCCGCTGCTCGACCGCCAGACGGGCCTGGGCGTTGTCCCCCGCGGCCTTCAGCTGATTCTGGTAGTCGGTGATGACGCCCTGGGCGGTCTTCTTCGCGAGGTCGCGCTGCCCTTCCTGCAGGGCCCGTTCGGCCGCGAGGCGGTTGGCGGCGAGGCGGGCAGCCTCCTGCTCCGCCCGCTTGCGGTCCTCCTCAGCCTTCTTCCGGTCGCGTTCGGCCTGATCCTGGTCCTGCTTCTGTTCACGGGCGATGGCCTCCCGCTGCTGCCGGGCCTTGGCGGTGGCATCCCCAGCGAGGCCGTACAGCGCCTGCGCCTTCGGCGTCAGTCCATTCCGGGCCTTTTCTGCTTCATAAGCCTTGAGCGCGGCTGCGGCGATCTCGTCGAGGCTCTTGATGTACCCCTTGGTGTCGTCGTTGATCTTGTACAGGCTCTCGGTCTGTTCCAGCTTGACCTTCAGGGCATCGAACCCCTGCCCGAACTTGCTGACCTCGGCGGTCGCGGCCTTGGTCTCCCGCTGCACGAACCGGATCGCCTCGGCCGCGCGGGGGCCGCTGTCCTCGAAGGCCTTCAGGACACTGCGGGCCTGAGTGGCCGCCGTGAGCTTCCCGTCCTCTTCGTACTCCTTGATCTTGCCCAGAATCCGGCGGGCCTCGGCGATCACCGCCTGGTCGGTGGCCGGGGTGAACGGTTTCGTGCTGGCCGGGGTGTTCACGGGGGCACCCCCGGCGCGCCGGGCGGCCTCCTGCCAGCTGAGGTTCGCCTGGATGTGCGGGAGGTCCACCGGGCCGCCCCAGCCGGGCGTGCCGCCCCAGACGAGGCCCTGCCCGACCGCGATCTGCCCCAGGCTGCGCGCGGCGGCCAGGGCGCGGGGGTCGTTGAAGCTCAGGACCTTCCCCGTCTTGGGGTCCTTCCAGTAGATGTCGGCGGCCATGCCGTAGTTGTGGATGCTCTGCCCGGGTTTGGCGTTCGTGACGACCGGGCCGGGCGCGGTGCGGCCCTGCGCGTACAGCTGCGCCTGCCGCTCCTGGCTGCGGTAGCCCTCGTGGATGTAGGGGATCAGGCCGCCGGCGTTCTGCGCGACGTACTGCATGAGGGCCTTCCCGATCTGCTGCTGGAAGGCGGGGTCCATGCGGGTGATGGTGTCGGCGCTGCCCAGGCCCACGCCCAGGTCCCGGGACTGCCCCGGCGCCAGGGGGCCCTGCCCCTTCAAGGGCTGCATGGTGGGCGCCTTGCCGGTGATGGCCGCCACGGCCTGGTTCATGGCGGTGACCAGCTGCGCGCGGAAGCTGGCCTCGTTCGCGGCGATCATCCGGGCCTGCTCCAGCTGCTTGAAGGGGTTCATCTCGCGGGGGAGGATCCCGTACTTCACGAGTTCGACCTGCAGCTTGCTGAGTTCGTAGGCCTGCACCAGGTCGTTCGCCTGTTTGTCCGCGGCGGCGGCGTTCGCACTGGCGCCCTCGACGATCCGGACGATGATCTCCCCGGCCCCGACCACGCCGGACGCGAGCAGTTTCATGAACCGCTCGCTGGCGTCGTCACTGGTCTTGATCTTCAGGGCGAGGCTGACCTCCCCCATGTCACTCAGGCCCTTGAGACCCCGCAGCCACTCGCCGATCTTCTCCGCGCCGGGCGTGATGACGTTGTCGAGCAGGTCCGAGAGGGGCTCGGCGAAATTCTCCACCAGGGCCAGCCCGGCATCCTTCAGGCTGGTCTGGAAGCGGGCCATGGCCTGCGTGGCGCCCTGGCTCATGGTGTCGGCGTACTCGGTGGCGTACCCCTCGCTGTCCTGGATGGCCTTGCCGTGCTCGCGCCAGTCGCCGGTGAGGTTGATGATGGCGGCCGCGGCGCGGGTGTCCATCAGGCCGGCCACGGTGCGCAGCGCTTCCCCGTTGCCCTGCAGCTCGCCGGTGGCCTTGTTCACCGTGATGCCCATGCCGCGCATCTTCTGCCCGAGGTCCGCGAGGATGTCCCCGGCCGGGCGGGCCTTGCCCTGGCTGTCCTCCAGCTCGATGTTCAGTTCCTTGAAGATCCCCTGGGCTTTCTTGCTGGGGTCCGCGAGGCTGGACAGGGCTGTGCGCAGAGCGTCGGCGCCCACGTCGGCGGCGCTCATGCCCTTGAGGTCCAGTTCGACGAGCATCCCGAGCAGGTCGTTCATGGCGATCTTCGCCTGCAGACCGGTCCCGCCGACCTTGCCGAAGCCCAGGCTCAGGTCGTTCGCCGTGCCGGCCGCGAGGTTCCCGGCCTTGGCGAACATGTCCGCGACCCGCCCGGACTGGCTGACGTCCAGGTTGTACTGCCGGGTGTTCATCAGCAGCTGCGTGCTCGTCTGCACCAGGTTGGTGTTCTCCGCGGCGGCGAGCCGGGCGGCGGGAGCCAGGACCTTGAGGCTGTCGGCGACGCTCAGGTTCGCCTTCACGAGTTCGCCACTGGCGGCGGTCAGGTCCGCTTCACTGAGGGTCTTCCCGACGTTCCCCAGCTCGTCTTTCAGGGCGCGGACGTTGCTGCGGACCTCGGCGAGGTTCTGCACGCCGTTGGCCTGCAGGGTGTTCAGCCCGCGCTCCAGCGTGGCGAGTTCCTGCATGCCGGTGCGGCCCAGCGCGACGAGTCCGGCTCCGGCGGCCACCAGGGCGAGCCCCAGGGCGTTGAGGCCCCCGGCGAGGAAGCCGCTGGCAGTCGCGGCCGTGTTGCTGGCGTTCCCGAAGTCCAGTGCGGCCTTCTTCGCGGTGGTGAAGCCCCCGGCGACGATCCCGAGGTTCTGCACGGTGCTGCCGAGCCCGCCCATGGCGGCCAGCTGCGTGAACAGCCCGCTGCCCTGGATGCCCTGCACGACGCCGTGCGCGAAGCCGCCGGGGGTGAGCTTGCCGGTCGCGGAGTTGATGGTCCGCTCGGCGCTCGCGGCGATGCTGGTGAGCTTGCGGTACTCGTCCGACTCGCGTTTCAGGGCGCCGGCGGCCTCCAGGGCGGCCTTCTGGATCTCGCGCTGCTGGGTGACGATGTCCGCCCCGGTGGTCTTCCCCGCCTGCCACAGGTCACGCATGCTGCGCTGCTGGTTGCCCAGGGCGCGGATGGTGTTGTTGATGGCGATCTGCTCTTCGGTGAGCTGGCGGCGACGGTACCCGGCGTACTCGTTGGTGGCCTGCTGCTTCACGCGGACGCTCTCGCGGACCGCCTGTGCCTCGCGCTGGGCGACGGTGATGCTCTCCTGCGCCTGGGCGCGCAGGCCGGCCACGACGTCCCCCTGGGCCTTGATCTTGTCCTGCACGCTGAGGATCTGCTCCAGGCTCTTGTAGAACCGTTCGAGTCCGGCGATGCCGGTCGCGCGGGACTGCAGGGTGTAGGTGACGGTGCGTTTCGGGTCTTTCGTCAAGGGGGCCACCTCCCGGCGGGCATGAAAAAGCCCCGCCGGAGCGGGGTCAGGTGCGGCTGCTCAGGTCGTACGTCTCGCGGTACGCGGCGCGGCCCTGGGCGTACGTCCACACGGCCTGCTGCCACGCGAGCTCGTCGAGGTACAGCCCGGCGACCATCAGGGCGGGGCTGCCGTACCCGCCGCCCATGCCGCTGCTGCTCATGCCGTGCAGGGTCAGGGCGGCGCGGAGCTCCCGCTCGGTGAGTTTCCCGGACCACCTGCCTCCGGGGCGCGGTCCGAGGCGTCGGGGGGCGGGGGGCGGGTCCAGTGCACCAGGGCGCGCACCAGGTGGGCACGGTAGGGCCCCAGGGCGTCCGCCACCTCCTCATACCGGGGCTGAACGAGGCCGAGTTCGAGGATGGCGTCCTCCGCAGCCTGTTCCAGGGCGACGCTGTGGGCGCGCCAGCGGCTGTCGTCGGGGGGCGTGTCGTCGAAGGGTTCCGGGTCGTTCGGTTTGCGGGTGTGCGCCTGGGCGGTGGCCAGGGCCTGCTGCGCCTGCGCCTGGTACCACGTGGCGTACTCGACGTACCCGTCCCGGCCCAGGGCGGCGAACAGGAGATTCGCGCGGATGTCGCGGGCCTCGATGCGGGCGAGCACGAAGTGGTCGGCGTCCAGGGTGCCGGGGGGCACCTCACGGACCTCGCCGTTTTCCTCGATCAGCCAGAGGTCCCTCAGGTTGCGCCGGCGCAGGCGCTCAGCGGTCGTTTCAGTCATGGTCCTGCCTGTGGTTGGTCGGTGATCGCCCGCGAGGGATCACCGGAGAGCACCCGTCACGCCCCTGGATCAGCGGGCAGCGTGACAGGCGTCGCGGGCTCAGGGTCAGGGTCAGGCGGTGACGACGTGGATCGTGAACGGGCTGACGCCGGGGGTTTCCGCGCGGGCGCGGAAGGTGGCGGTGGTGCGGACGCGGCCGGCGCCCACGGGGATCTCGCGGGCGCTGACCTGCACGCGGGCAGTCACCTCGATGAGCTTCCCGGCGCGTTCGAGCTTCCAGGTGTAGTCCAGGAAGGCCTTGGTTTTGCTCGCGTCGATCAGCGTGCCCATGGGGCGGTTGAACGTGGTGCTGAACTCCACGCCGATCGGGTCCTGCCCGGGCGCGAAGCCGGGGATTTCCTCCCCGCAGGCGGGCAGGGCTTCCACAGGGTTGTAGAAGCGCGCGGTGCTGGTGCCGTCCGGGCAGTAGGCCTGACCGGCCAGGGTGAAGCTGTGGTCGAGCCGGCCGAGGCCGCCGTTGTAGCTGGGGATGATGGGCGCGACGGGCGCGAAGTCCCCGAGGGCGCCGTCCGCGCGGTAGTCACTGCTGGCGGCGTCCATCTGGGCGCTCCAGCTGACGAAATCCGTGCGGGACTCGGGGACGGTGAGCGTGAGCTCGCGCGTCTGGATGTCGCGGACCTTGACGTACCCCAGGCCCGGGATGCGGATCTGGCCGCTCAGGGGGCGCATCACGAAGTTCGTGTCCCACTGCGTGGCGTCCTGCGGGGTGATGATCTTCGTGGTGCCGTCCGGCGCGCCGTACATGTGCTCCAGGAACAGCGCGACGTCGTCGATGGTGGCTTCCCCGGTGGGGTTCTTGCCCATCCAGTCCTGCCCGGCGTAATCGGCGGGCGTTTCGAACGCGGTTCCCCGGAAGGCCTGGGACTGGCGTTCCAGCCAGGCGGGGAGCAGGTCGCCGCCGCCGGTGAGGCGCACGAAGTTCGTGGGGGGCGTGTAGATCTTGGGTTCGGCCTGGAGGGCGAGGCCCATGCTGGCCTTGCGGCCGTCGTTGCGGGTGACGGGAGTGTTCGGTGCCATGCGTTACTCCTGGGGGCCTTCGCTGGCGTCCGCGTCGGCGGCCGGGCGGGCGGTGAGGGGCGTGCCGTCCGTGGTGGCCCGGCTGCGGGTCAGCTCGAAGTGCCCGCTGTCGAGCAGGGCCTTGCGCTCTTTCGCGGTCTCGGGTTCCAGGACGTCGCCGGGCTCGATGTGCCGCACGAGCACCCGGCCTTCGCGGTCGGTGACCGTGCCGGCGGTGCGGCCGGTGTAGGCCACGCGGGTGAGCGCCTGGGCGCGGGTGTCGGATTTCGTTTCGGCGGGCGTCGCCGTTCCGGCTTCCTGAGCGGGCTTGCTGTCGTCTTTAGTCATGGGGTGGGTGCCTCCTGCACCGTGAGGTCCACGACGAGGGACCAGTCGAAGGACAGGGTCATGACGGCCGCCTTCTGCGCCTTGACGGGCTCGGTGTTCAGGAACCAGTCGGCGGACGCGTGCCCGAAGCTCCGGAAGGCCTCCTCGGCCTGCACGGTCGGGTGGCGGGGGAAGGTGCCCAGCACGCGGACGATGTTGCCCTCGTCGGTGAGCGTGCCGAGCTGGTCGGTGTCCAGGGCGTAGTGCACGGCGATGAACCCCTGGTACTGGCGGGGGATGAGCAGGCCGGCACTGGACCAGCCGCCCTCGTCGAGGTCCTGAGCCTTGGTGAGCACGAACTCGGACGTCCCGGGAACGATGCCCACGTCGGGCAGGGCGCGGGGAAGGAGGCCGGCGAGGTTGCCGCCGTCCCGGGCCTTGAGGCGCTGGTACAGGAGGCGCAGGAGGGTGCTGGGGTTGTTCATGCGGTCTCCAGCAGGTTGTCCAGCCACCCGTCCAGGCCCTGCAGGGCCTGCGTGGCGGCGTCGCGGACCATGGAGCGGGGTTTGATGACGACCCGCGTGGTGCGGATCCACGGGCCGGTGGCCTCGGCGCCGTCCCAGGGCTGGTGGATGCGGAAGGTGAGGTACCGGCCGGCCTTGGGGGTGATCGCGCCGCCGGGCAGGATCCCGGTGCCCTCTTCGAGGACGTTCATGCCGGGGCCGGTGACGCTCACGGTCGCGCGGGTGGGGGTGGCGGTGGCCTGCACGCTCCGCTGGGCGCCCCCGGTGCGGAAGGTGAGGTAATTGGTGACGGGGCCGCCGCCCACGAAGTCCCGGAGGTGCTCGGCGGCGCTCTGCGCCCAGCGTTCGTTCAACTCGGGCTGCAGCCGGTCAGGGTGCACCGCCCGGGCTTCGCGGAGCCAGTCGCGCAGGTCGCCCTGCACGTCCAGGGTCATACGGGGTCGTCCCAGGCCGGGTCGTACCCGCTGGGCGCGGGCGGCTGCGGGCTGGGGTCGGGGAGGGGCGTGGGGTCGTTCCCGGCGCTGGGCGTGCGGTCCTCGGCGCGGCCCTGCCAGCTGAGGCCCACCACGTCGCCGAGCCCGTCACGCTGCACGGGCGGCACGACCTGGTACTGGTCGCCGGTGTCGGTGGTGATGACCTCGCCGGGGGTGAGGTGCACGCCGGGCGGGAGGTGGCCGCGGTGGCTGTCGTTGCGGTCCAGGGAGAGGTCCGAAGCCGTGGCGGCTGCCGCGTTCAGGGCGGTGATGCGCAGGCGGAACCCCTGGGCGCCGATGGTGGCCACGAGGGGGTAGGCCCGGTCATCCACGAGCCGGCACACGCCGACCCGCTGCCCGGTCCAGGTGCTGGTATCGCCCCAGAGGCCCAGGACCAGCCACCCGCCCTGGTAGTCCAGCCCCGAGCCCAGGGCGGGTTCAGGGTCCGCCGGGTGGAAGCGGACGAGGCGCAGGCTGGCCGGAATGGGATCGGTCTGCAGGCGCGTGAACCCCTGCCGGGAGTCGCCCCGATGAGGGTCCCGCACATTGAACCGGGTGGTCGTCCCGTCAGACCAGGTGCCCGTCAAAGGGAAGCGAACGGCGTTCAGCTCGGCAGTCCCCTGCACCGCCGCGACCACCCCGAGAACTTCGTCTCTCAGGGTCATCGACTGGCTCCCACCACGCGCCGCGAGGGGCGAGGCACCCCCGCGTCATGGAGGGCACTCCAGGCGAGAGCCAGCCAGCTGCTGGCGGCCGTGGCGGCCTCGCTGGCGATGCGGTCACCTGAGACGGTGGCCCGCTCGACCTTCAGCTCCCCCTCGATATCGATGGATTTCAGGACGCCGGTGGTGATGCTGGCGCTGGTGCGGGTGCTGGTCGCCTGGATGAAGGTGCGCAGGTGCAGCGCGTAGTTCATCACGGCGCGCCGCGCGGCCCGTTCCGCCCGGGTGCCGGCCACCAGGACCACGCCCGCCTGCTCCAGCAGCGGCTCCGCCCAGTCCCGGGCTTCCAGGATCTGCGCGGCCGTCACCGCCGGAGCGTCCGGGGCGTAGTCGGCGACCTCCTGCACGGTGACGTCGGGCGCCATGGGCTTACTTCCGGACTTCGATCAGGAAGCGCTTGGCGACCATGTCCTGCGTCCAGGCATCGTCGGGCACGCTGACGGCCGCGCCGTCGCGGACGATGGCCTGCTTGCCTTCCGGGTGCAGGTAGCTGCCGCTGCCCTTGTCCGGGTTCACTTTGACCTTCAGGGTCGGGGTGCTGCCCTCCTCGCTGTCGTCCTCGCGGGCGGCGTCGAACTCGGCCAGCTTCGCGTCGAACGCGCCCCGGTCCCCGCCCTTGGCGAGGCCCAGCAGCGCGTTCAGCTGCGTCTGGGTGTAGTTGTCGGCGTCGAGTTCGGCGCCGTTGGTTTCCTTGATGAGTTTCACAGTGTCCGGCTTGGCCATGATTGGCCTCCTGTACGGTCACGGCCCGCTGATCACTCAGGCGGGCCGGCAGAGGGCGGTGTGCGGGTCGGCGGCGGTCAGGCGCGGCGAATGGCGTGGACGCTGTTCGCGAAGGGCTTCGCGAAGCCCTCGTTGATGCTCATCGTCCATTCCTGCGTCTGGTTGCGAATGAACTTCTGCGTCTCCTGGATCTGGCTGCCGTTCTCGATCACGCGTTCCAGGCCGCGGGTGATCGCCAGCAGGGTCTTGCTGCCGTCGAGGATGCTGCCCTCAGGCGCGACGCGCAGCATGCGGCCGTCCGGGGCGCGCATGCCGGCGCCGTACATGGCCAGCTGGTCCGGCGTGAGCGCCTGGTTCGCCACGGGGTACCGCAGGCCCAGCAGGCGCAGCACTTCGGTCAGGTCACCCACATACAGGCGGATGCTGCGGCCGCGAATGGCGAGCTTCAGGCGGTACTCGTCGATTACCTGAATGGTCCAGTCAGCGGGCGTGGTGCTGTCCAGGATGTACCCGTTGCCGTTCTCGTCGCCGTTCACGGCCACCGCCAGCGCTTCTTTCACGCGGGCGCGGCGCTCCCCCTCGGCGATGGTGTCGAAGGTCAGCTGCAGCAGCGGGAGCTTCAGGCGGCGCAGGGCCTCGTAGCTGGAGCGCACGCGGCCGCCGCGCTTGAACACGTACACTTGGCGGTCACTGCTGGTGATCGTGTACAGCGGCATGTCGCTCGCTTCAGCCACGCGGCTGAAGCTGTAGCTGTCGTACTCGGGTTCCACGATCTGCGCGCTGCGGTAACCGTCGCCATCCACGCCGGTGGTGGTGTCCACCAGATCGTCGAGCGTGACGAGTTCCTCCGCCACGTCGTCCCGCTGATCCACGAGACCGCGCAGCTGCAGCGGGTACTCCACGTCACCGGGCGCGCCAGGGTTCGTGCTGAAGGACAGGTCCTGGTTGCGGGTGATGCCCATGCTGCCTTCGAACATCTCCTGCGTGAGCGCGCCAAACAGGACGTCCGCGCCGCGCACGTAGTCGGGGTGATTCGGGGTGAACACGGCGCACGTGCTGGCGTTCGGGCCGTCCAGGATCACACCGCTGTTCACCAGGATCTGGCGCACGGGGCTGACGGCGTGGCCGTTCACGCGCAGTTCGGGGTCGTACAGGTCGACGGCGATGTCGCCCTTGCGGGCGAGTTCGTGCAGGTGCAGGTTGACGTTCACGTAGGCGCGGTTGTGTCGCGTGTCGGCGGTGGTGACCGCGTCCTGGTAGATGCCGTCGTCCAGCTGGGCGAGTCGTTTGATGGTCATGGGTGGGTTCCTCCGTTGGTGGAATGAAAAAGACCCGCTCGGGGCGGGCCTGGGTGGCGAAGAGTGGCTAGAAGTCTTTGAGTAGATCGTCCAATCGTTGTGCGAAATACGCGACTGCCTGGCTGGCAGGGAGTTTGCGGTCCCACTCATCTTTCAGGATGATCTCGTGATCGGAGTCTGTTGCGCCGGGCGACCCAATCACGAGCAGCCGCAGGCTTGGATCGCCTTCCTTACACCTGAAGCTGACAGGCCGGCCAGACCGGTGAATCTCCAGATTGGCTGATCTCAGGTGCACGAGGGTGTCGTCCTTCCGTTTAAGCAGGTCTGCCAAGTCACGCAACTGCTGCTCAGCGCCGCGGCAACTGAAGTAGATCGAGTGGTTGAAGCCCTCGGCGCGGATCCCCGAGCGGCCTTCGATGAGCGCCTCATCTCCCTGGCGTTGCATGACGATGTGGAAGGCGGATTGTTGACTGGGCGTCACCCCAGAAACGTTGAATTCGGCAAGGTCAACGACGTGTTCAGTGAATGACATGCCCTCAGCCTAGGTCAGCCGATGATGTAGAACGCAACGGTTTCAGCGTCCGTACCGATCACGCGGCAACGGGTGCTGGACGCTGCGGCCGCCGCGACCTTCACGCCGCCGGTGCCGTCGGTCGCGAGGTTCTGGAAGCCGGCAGGAATCGCGCCGGTGCGGCGGGCGACCGTGACCTCCCCGCGGGTGACGGTGCCGTACCCGTCGCGTTCCAGGGTGACGAGTTCACCTTCGAACGGCTGCTCGGCGGCCGCGCGACTGACCTGGCCGGGGGTGGCGGTGGGGCTGACGATGTCGCCTTTCTCGGCGCCAGCGGCGACGGCGTACGTGATGCCCAGCTTGGGGTCCTGGCCGTTGTACCCGGCCTTGCCAATACGGATCTGCTTTTTCATGGGGTGCCTCCGGTGGGGCGTGAGTCAGGGGCGGACGAGGGGGTGACTTAGCGGACGCCGAAGGCCGACGCGGGACGCCTGGGGCGATCCACGGTGTCCTGCCCGGTCTTGTTCACGCTCAGGCGGCCGCCGGGCAGGGTCGTGTCGATCTCGGCCTGCAGGCGGTCCGCTTCGGCCTTCAGGTCCGCGATGTCCGCGCGGCCCCAGACCTTCGCGGCGCGTTCGGCGGCGGCCTGTCCGGCCTCGTCGTTGCCGCGCAGGGTGATGGTGCGGGCCTTGATCTGCTCGGTCAGGGCCGTGCGGTACGCGGCGCCGTCTTCCGCCTGGGCTTTCAGGCCGGTCAGGTCGGCGGGCTTGCCGTCTTCTTCGGTGACGCCCAGCGCCGCGAAGATGCTGGTGCGCTCGGCAGCTTTCGCGGCCGCTTCGCGCTTCTGGAGCGCGGCTTTGATCTGTTCGGGGGTGGCGTTCTCGTCGAGGCCCAGCATGGCGAGGATTTCAGGGGGCATGGGGTGACCATCCTTTCCGCCCTGGGGCGGGGTGAGGGAGGCGGCGCGTGCGCTGCTGCCCCGGGCTTTGCCCGCCGAGGCGAGCGTGATGGCGTCCTGAAGCGTGCCGAGCCGGTCGGCGACGCCGGCCGCGATGGCCTGCTCACCCACCCACACGCGCCCGGACGCCCAGCGTTCCTGGACCTGCGCGGGCGTGACGTTCCGGCCGAGGCTGACGCCCCGCAGGAACACGGCGTTGGTGTCCTCGACGAGCGTGGAGTAGGTCTCGTCCACGAATTCGTTGTGCGCTTCGCCCATCTGCCCGGGGGCTTTCAGGTCTCCGCTGCGGTAGACGTGCACCTTGATGCCGTCCTGGTCGTAACTGCCACTCCAGTCGCTCCAGCGCATGTACGTGCCGATGCTGCCGACCATGCTGGTGCGGCCGGCCAGGATGGTCGTGGCCCCGCACCCGATCCAGAACGCGGCGCTGGCCATCATGTCCCGCACGGCCGTGATGACCGGCTTGACCTTCGCGGCTTCGCGCACGGCTTCGGCGGCCAGGTCCACACCTTCGACGACGCCGCCCGGGCTGTTCACGTCCAGGACGATGCCGGTCACGGTGCTGTCCCCGGCGACCGCGCGGATGGCCGCGGCGAGTTCGTAGGGGTCGGTGAGGGCCATGAACTCGCGGTACCAGCTGGGCGCGCCAGCCAGGATGGGGCCGTGCACGCGGATCACGGCGACGCGGCCCTCACGGGTGCTCGTGGGGGCCGCGTCTGCGAGGCGGGTGAGGTTCGCGGGTCCGGCGCGGATGGTGTCTTCGAGGGCAGCCAGGGCGCTGGGCAGGATGGCCAGAGGCCGGCCGAGGAACGGGCTACTCGGCGGGGTCGTCGTCTTCGTCATCGTCGGGTTCACCTCCTTGGGGTGGATTCGGGGGCGGCGTGTCGCGTTTGCGGCGGGCGCGCTGGATGTCCTTCGGGTCGAACCCGTCGCGTTCGGCGGCCCACTCGATGTAGGGCTCGCCGTACAGGGCGGCGTACTTCTCGTCCACCTCAGCCTGGGCCTTGGCGGCGTTCGCGTGGTCGAGGCGGAAGGGGTTGGGCGGTTCGGTGAAGGACAGCGCGGCCCGGGCGGGCACGCCGGCGAGGCGCAGGTGCAGGTTCAGGGCGAACTCGATGCTGCGCGCGGCGGTCTGCCGGAGGTTCGCGGCGTGGGCCAGCTGGATGGGGTACACGACCTGCGCAAGGGCCTGCGTGGTTGAGTCCATCTTCCCTCGCATGAACGGCAGGGTCAGCAGACCGCTCCAGACCTTGAGGGCGTTCATCTCCTCCAGGTCGCTGAGCCCGCCGACGTTGCCGGTCAGGGGCACGGCCTTCACGGTGGCCCCGTCCTCGATGGCGGCCACGCCCAGGTCTCGGGCCTGCGTCACCGTGTCCAGGTACGCCGCGTAGTGGTCGGCGAGCGCGTCCAGGTATTGGGGGTCCTGTTCGCTCTCCAGGCCCAGTTCCTTCAGCGTGGGCTTGGGCGCGCTGATCTCCAGGAACACGCCCTGGGCGATCAGGCGGATGACCTTGTCGATGCCGAGCGTGATGGCCGCCTGGCGCTCCAGTTCGGTCAGGGCGGCGACCATGGCGGGCGTGCCCAGCTCGTCCCGGCCGCGCGTGCCGTACGGCGTGTACACGAACGTGTCGGGGTGCATGGGGCGGGTGTTGCCGTCCTGCCAGTACTCCCGCACGTCGCCCTGACGCCGGAGGGTGAGTTCTTCCGGGGGAATGAACTCCAGGCCCTGCACGGCGGTGCGGCTGCGGTTCGGGAAGGCTTCGAGGCTGCTGCCGCCCGCCTGATACGCCTCGCGGATCTCGTGATTCACGATCTCGTGCAGGGGCAGATGCAGGCGGTCCAGCAGGCGCTGGATCTCCCGCTCGGCGCGGGCCTTGGCGCTGTCGCTGCCTTCGAACTCCACGCGGACGCCGGGCGTGCCGTCGTTCCCCGGGGGGTTGGCGAGGGCCACGAGGTCCTGCATGGCGCCGCTGGCGTCCGCGCTGGTCACCGTGGCGTCCCGGCACAGGGCGATGGCCTCACGGCGGCCGCGGGCGCCGAAGGTGCTGGGGCTCCAGAACCACGTCCACCCGCCGTCGGCGAGGGTGCGGCTGACGCGGCCCTTGGGCATCTGGCGGGACTGGGCGGTGGCGGCGTTCGCGAGGAGGCGCTGCGGGGTGATCAGGGCGGCGCGGGTGGGGCTGCGGGCGCGGGGCGCGTCGTCGCGGCTGTAGTTCTTCTCCGCGAGGACGCGCTGCAGGGCATTCAGGTTCATGGGGACCTCCGGCGGCGAAGAGCGGCGGCGCGTGCAGTGAGAGTGGTGCGGGTGCTGGTGTCGGCAGCCTGCTGCGCGGCCCGGCTGGCGCCCATCGCCACGGCCATGGAGACGGTGGCCGTGGGGGTCTCTTCTTCTTCCTCGCCGAGCAGCAGTTCGGTGAACGCCCAGACCAGCGCGTCCATGCGGTCCGGGCTGACCTTGTCACCCGGCACCCAGGTCGTCATCTGCCCTTCCAGGTCCGGGAAGACCTTGGCGTGGTGGATGTTCGACTTCTCGTACAGGGCACTGACCGGCTCGGCCCGGGTGTGCTTGCCTCGGCTGGCCCAGACGGTCTTGGCGTTCACTGCAGGGTTCACGGCGCGGATGGTGTTCTCCACCATGTCCCCGCCGTTGTTCCGTTCGGCCACGATGCAGTCGGCCTGCCAGTACTTGTACGCCTCGATGGCCACCTCGGCCCACTCGGTGGGGCTGTAGTCGCCGCTGAGGTCATCCAGCACGTAGCCTTTGCCGGCTGCGTCCTTGCCGGCGACGATGATGCCGGTCTCGGCGTTGTCGCTGCCCTGGCTGGCCTGCGGGTCGATGGCCACCACGATCCGGACCATGGGGGGCAGGTCGTCCGGTTTGATGCGGAAGCCCTCGCGGTTGAACATCGCGTATTTCCACAGCGCGCCGGGCGTGTCCTCCAGCAGCTCGCCGTCCAGCTCCTGCCGGCCGAGGCGGGTGCCTTCGTACTTGCTGATGACGGTGCGCTTGAACTTCTCGGACAGGTTCCCGAGGTTGTCGGTCGTGGCGCCGCCCGTGAGGACGGTCTGTTCGTCCTTCTTCAACTCGCGGATCAGGCGGACGGGCCGGGGCGTGCCGGTCATGACCACGCGCGGGTCCTTGCCGAGGCGGAGCCCGAACAGCAGGTTCGTCCAGGTGGTGTCCTCAGCTGTGCCCTGGTCCGCGTCGTTCCAGGTGGCGGGCTCATCGCCCCAGGCGCCGTGATGCTGCGGGCCGCGCAGGCTGCGGGGTTTCTCGCTGCTGAAGCACTTGAACTTCGCGCCGTTCCGCAGGTACAGCTCCCCGAGGCTTCGGTTCCAGGCGGTGTCCACTGACCCGCCGCGCAACTCGCTCTCGTCCAGCACAGACAGCAGGCCGGACTGCCCTTCGACCATGGTGTCGCGGGCGTCGGCAATGGTCTGGGCCACCAGCGCGAAGCGGCCCTTCGGCGTCTCCCGGGCCCACTGGGCGATGGTCTCGGCGCCCGTGCGGGTCTTCCCGAAGCCGCGGCCGGCCAGGATCAGCCACACGAACCAGTCACCCGGTGGGGGCAGCTGGTTGAGGCGGGCGGTGAGGAGCCAGCGTTGCCGGGCCGTCTGGCCGTCACGTTTGCAGGGGGAGCGGGGGGCGATGCGGGCAGCGCGTTTCTGCGCGGTCTTAATCCGCGTCACCATCTCCAGCATCGTCCACCTCCCCGGCGCCCAGGACCTCGCGGGTGATGGCGATCTCGCTCAGGACCTTCACGGCCCCGGTGACGGCGCTGATGTTCTCGGCGGTGGACCCAGGGAGGTCGCGGGTCATGGTGCCGAGTTTGCGGACGAGGGTGACGAGGGTGATGTTGAGTTCCGTGGCCCAGTTCTGGGTGGTGACGGCGCGCGACAGCTGGGCGTAGAACGCCGACAACTCCTCATCGGTTTCGAGGGCAGCGCGGTACCTCTGGAGTGTTCTGGTCGTGATTTCGTGCTTAGCGCAAGCTGTCGCGTCGCCGAGGAGGGCGGCGTCCACCAGGGCGCGGGCGGCGCGGGCGTTGTCTCTCTTGGGTGGGGCCATGGGTCACCTCCTTGGTAGGGTGGGGGGATGGCACGAATTGGCGAGTACATGACGAAGGAAGACACGTACAACGGCCGGAAGATTGAGGTCTACGTCAATGCTCCCCGAGGCTCTTCATTGGTGGGCGGATTCGTCAGCCCGCAGTACTTGGCGGACTTAGACGGGAAAGACGTCTCGTTCCATGTGCGTGAGTGCACTTCGCCTGCCGAAGTCGTGGAGCGCCTGTCCAGGCTCATCGATAACGGAACCCTCTGATTGGTGGTGACCCCAGGAGTTAAACCTGGGCGGCGCCCGTTGGGGTCGGCGCGCTGTGGTCGTGTCACCATGCCATGAAAAAACCCCGCTCAGGGCGGGGGCTGAAGAGAACGCAGTGCTTACCTGCCGGACATCAGCAACTGGTAGAAGTCCTGCTCGGCAGTGGTGTTGACACCGATGGTGGTCATCGCACCCGCTCCCGAGCCGTTTTCGGTGACGTTGACGGTCGTCACGACCACGTTCCACCCAGCCTTGAGGTTCAGCATGGAGCTGTAGTGGTAGTACGTGTCGATGATGCCCTTGTCGGGGTTGACGGGGCCGTTGCACGTCCCAGAAATCTGATCGGAGACGTCCTTGTCAACGTAGACCAGCGTGGCGAGAGACTGGGTGTACATGATGAACCCGGGAGTCTGGCTCACGTTGCCGGAGTTGTACACCAGCACCATGGGCTCCTGACCATTCGGGAACACCAGGTTCAGTGAAGCCGCCCGGACTTTCACGGTCTCGTCCGTGAGTTGCTTGGATGTGACGTAGCAGTCGTTCGTGAAGGCGGGAATGGGGAACTTGCTGGGCAGTTGGGCAGACGTGCCGAGTTGATCGCTGCTGAGGGTGGGGAGCGTGAGTTGGTAGGTGAGGTTGGAAGCGACCACAGCGGTCGAGACTGGCGCGGAGGCCGTCCCCCCCTGCGTCAAGGCGCCGAGGCGGAGTTCAAGGGTCTTCCCGGCGGCGTCGCCACGCTTGTACAGCGAAGTCTTCCCCGAGGCGGTGACGTCAACGTAGACCTCACCGGTCATGAGCTTGCCGGTTGTTCCACCCGTTGTGCCGCCGGGTTCTGGAGTCGTGGGACCATTGTTACAGGAGGCCAGGAGGCCGGCGAGGAGAACCAGGAGTGAGAGTCGCGCTTTCATCTCCCTCATGTTATGCGAAGCCGGGATGGCGTTTGGCTGAACTGTGGTCGTTAAGGGCTGTGCCCATCCGACGGGGCGAGACGGGCACGCCAAGTGCCGGGCAGTTGACCGGTGGGGTCGTGCGGGGCGAGCAGGAAGCGGGGGTGGAGGCTGTTCAGCACCCACAGTTCGAGCTGGTCGCCGTCGCTGTGGTTGGTGACGATGGCCGCGCAGGGCCGGTTTGTACCGGTGCCGGCGCGGGCACTGGGCTCTTCCGTGAACCACACGGTGTCGCCGATCCAGGGAAGCGGGCTGGGTGTGGTCACATGGCAGGACCTCCTGGAATGGGAAAAGCCGTGCCCGGGGACTCGGGACACGGCTTGCTTGTACTGATTCTGGGGCTTGACACGGGGGGAGTCAACCGGTCATGGCGTCCAGCATCTCCTGGGCATGCGGCCAGAGGAGCATTTCGAACAGGTAGACCATGTCCCCGCTCAGTCCGGTGCGGCGCTCGAAGGTGTTCAGGTGGTTGCGGTACTTGAACAACGGTTCTGTGGTGGTGGGCGCGGGCCAGTCGCGCAGCACGGCCAGGGTCAGGATGTTGCCCGGCCGGGTGGGCTGCACCAGGAGGTCGAACGACAGCCAGTCGGTGACGGTGTCATTGATCTGGATCGGCTCGGCGCGCACCTGGAACACGTCGCCGCCGATGATTGGGCGTGGCGGGTGGTTGGGGCCCCGGGTGGGGTCCGTGCGGCCCTGCCGGGCGGTGAGGACCGGGTGGCGTTGGTCGGCGAGGATGGCGAGGCAGGCGCGGTTGGCGACGTGTCGCCAGTACTGGCGTTGGGCGGCCTCCGCGTTGGGGGCGGTGACCACGATGGCGGGTTGGGGTGGGGCTTTGGGCATCGTCACCTCGTGGCGGGTCAGGGTCATCGGTGTGGGGTCCTCCGGGTGAGGCACATGGGGCGTCGTGCAGCCATTTGGCGTGCTGTGATGAGGCGTGCGCGAACTGCTCTCATTTCTGGTGGTCGTCTTCTGCCTGCTGGGTCTCATCCGGGGTCTTGAGGACTTAAGACAAGTGTTCAAGAAGCAGAAGCCCGTTCGCTATGCGCTGGTCTCGCTGTTGGGTGTGCCGCTGATCGGGCTGGTCGGGATGCTGCTGCTGGAATCCTGGTTCTCCTGATCGGTTCAGCCCCGGACTGCCGTATGGCCCACGTCACGCCTTCCTGCCCGTCCGGATGACGTCCGGCATGGTCTGGGGGCAGTCCTCTCTCTGGCTGGCGCCGCGGTTCACGTCGCGCAGGCCGATCTCGCACAGGTAGAAGGGCTCACGACGCCGCACGAAGCCCTGCATGTCGCGTTCCATGTGCGCGAGGCGGCGTTCCTGGTCCGCCCAGTCCTGCGGGTGGGGGTTCAGGGCCTGCCACTGCTGGCGCTGCTGCACCTGGCGCTTGGTGGCCTGACGGCTGCGGCGACTCATGCCAGTACCCGTGCCGTGCTGTGATCCCCTGGGCTGCGTGAGGTGAGGCAGCGGCCCAGCCGCCTGGATGACACACTGCCGGGATGACCCCCCAGCAGGCCAGAAGCATTCACGTCATGCAAGGCGCCCTGGCGATCCTGTTGGTGTTGAACCTGGTGGCCGAGTTCAGGAGCGCTGAGTGGGATGACCGGAATGGAGGGCTCACCGGCTTTCTGTGGACGTTGTTCTTGCTGAGCCTGAACTACCGGATCCGCCTGGAGACCGGACGATGGCAACCGGCCCTGCTCGTCTGGGTAGGGCTGTCCCTGCTGTTCGCGCTGATTGACTGGATGCGCTAGCACGGCCGCCATGGGCGAAGCGGTAAGGCGGCTCACCGCAGGTCCTCGAACAGGGTGGCGGTGAGGGTGGTGATCACCACGTCCACCCGGCCGCCCGGGGTCAGGGGCCCGCGATCCACAGTCAGGCGGTCGATGAGGCTGTCGTCCGCCCAGACGTGCGCGTGCGTCAGGGCGTCCTCCAGGGCCTTGGGCAGGTTGCTGAGGTCACGGGCGCGGCGGTCGGGCGGGCAGGCGACCAGGTGCAGGTGCAACCGGGCGCCGGGCGGGCAGGTGGGGTGGCCGAGGCTGGCGATGACGGATTGCACGGCGCGGCGGTAGTCCCGGCCGGCCTGGGAGAGCAGCACGCGGGCCTGGGGTTTGTCCTTGACGGTGATGACCACGGCGCGCCAGATGCTGTTCATGCTGGGTGGGAACGGCAGGGAGAACGTCAGGGTGGGGCACGCCTGGAAAGCGGGTGTACGCGTGGCTGGTCGGGGTGGCGGGGCGTGAATTTCGGGATTTTTCGGGGAAGGAGTTCCGCCTGTTGGGGTTGGAGCGGAAATCGGAGTGAGGCCCAGGCGGACGCGGGCGAGCTCGCGTTGAGCAGGGTCGGTGATGCGGGCCAAGTAATTCTCGGCGGCCTGCCGGGTCGGGAAGGGGTTCACTGCTGACTCCTGGCGGCGCGTACCATCGGGCCATGACAACCGAGCCGAAAGGCATCAAGTCCGTTCCCCTGCTGAGCTGGGTGGGGGCCGTGCTCTTGCTGGCCGGGCTGGTGATCGGCTGGGGTCGGAAACCGTTCGTCCAAGAAACGCTCGGGACGATGCTGTGGGTTGTGGGGCAACTGCTGTTCTACGGCCCCATGCTGCTGCAGAGCTGGCGTGTAGGCCGGATTTCGCGGTTGGCAGCGATCGTGTTGATGTCGCTGTTTGTGGTGAGCTCCGTGTTCCTGATCTGGGGCACGTGGGATCTCTGGCAGGCGGAGCAGATCATGCGCCGGCGCGGCCTGTAAGCCGTTCACAACGGCACCTTCATCCGGGGAGACTCGGTGATCGTGTGGCCATGTCCAGCCTTCAGCAGGCGGCAGCCGGGCTTGTGCCACTCGACTGAGACTGGGCCGAGGTTGACCCAGCGGGCGCCGCACATCCGGCAGTAGGCGAGGCGGGGCGGTTTCACTTGTGCGTCACCTCCCTGGGGGTGTAGCTGCCGTGGGCCATGCAGCGGGTCTCTGGGGTCAGCAGGGGCAGCGGGACGCCGGGGTGGCCCATCGTGGCGGGCGTCCAGGGGTCGCGTTTGAAACGCGGTTGGTGCCAGAGGTTGTCGTGGGCCTCCCAGCCGAGCTGGCACTCGACCATGCCGTGCCCATCGGGTGTGCCGTGCTGGCACGTGCTGCAGATGGCGGTCATATGCCCTTTACCTCCTGGGCGAGGTTCAGCACCGCGGCCTTCAGGTACGGGGCATCGTCCCCGAACGCGATGGTCTGGTGCGAGTCGGTGTCCACGACCAGGGCCTGTGCGCGGGCGTTGCCGCTGGCGTCCCGCTTGATCACGATCCGGAGTTCCTGTGTGTCCGTCAGGCTCTGCTGGGCGTACGTGAGGCACCAGTCCGCCCAGCCCCCGCGGCCGTTGCTTTTGGCCTGCATCAGGGACTCCTGGATGTGCTGCTGCTGGCGTTGCAGGCGTTCGTGCGTGCCGGTGGTGACGTTCTCCGCGATGGCGGCTGCGCGCTGTTCCCCGGTCAGGGTGTGCAGGGGCACCTCGGTGCCCGTGTCCGGGTGGGCGACGGTGGCGTGCGCGTCGATGCTCGCCGCCACCTCTGCCGCGGCCTTGACCTGGCTGGTGCTGGGGCGATCACTGCCGGTCGCGGACTGGAGGTACTTCGCCACGGCGATGACCTTCTCGGGTTCGAGCTGCTCGACGATCTGCGCGGCAGCCTTGAGTTCGCGGGCCTGCCGTTCGTTCTCCGGGTGGTAACCAATGGTTGACGTCAGGGCCGAGGTGGTGTGCGCGGCGTCGATCAGCTGCTGGGCGCGCTGCCGGGACCAGCCCCAGCGGGCTTCACAGTAGTCGCCGAACGTGCGGTACTCGGCGCGGTAGAGGCGCTGGTCGCGGATGGTGCTGAGGGCCTCGCCGACGGTGATGAACTCCTGCCAGCTCTGCCGGACGACGGCTTCGAGCTGGAGGAGTGTGGCGCGTTCCTCAGGAGTGAGGACCTGGACAGGCGCGGTCACTGGGCACCCCTGCAATCGGTGTGCGCGTAACGCTCTTGGGCTGAGTCATGGGAGACAATGGATTCATGACTTGTCGTGAAGAGATCCTGGCCGCCGCTCGCGTCTTGAGTCGGCAGCACGCCGAGGGGACCTTCTCGATGCAGGACATCGTGGCGGCCCTGCGGGCGAAGCGCACGCAGTACCTCGACATCACCATTCGCCGGCTGGTCAGCACGCAGATGTGCGTGAACGCCGTGGGGCCGGAGGCCGGGAAGTACCCGGATCTGGAGCGGGTGAGTCGTGGCCGGTACCGGCTGCTGAAGTAGCTGCCCCCCCGCCAGGGCGGCGAGCCGGCCGTATATGGCGTCGAACTCGGTCACGAACGCGTGGTGTGCGCTCTCGGGCTGGTCACCCTCCAGGAAGGCGCGGTGGCGGGCATCCAGGGCCACCAGGGCCTGCGCGGTCTCCCGGAGACCCTCGGTCCGCTCGCGTTCCAGGCCGAGTTCCTCCAGGAGCTGCAGGCTGGCGCGATCATCGGCGGTCGGAAAGCGCTTGGCGCGCAGGTGCGTGGTGTGCTCGGCGAGGCGCTCGGTCAGTGAGCGGGGTTCAGTTGTTGAGGTCATGCGTGCACCGTCCACTGGGTGGGTTTGATAGGGGTGTGGGACAGACATCTGGGCCGGAATTGGTCGTGGTGCCCCTTTTGGGTCTGCGCGGGTGTGCGTTTACTGAGGAAATGGCAACCCATTTCCTCGCCCCCAGTCGCGTACGCTCCGCTGTTCTGGATGAAGTTCCCGCGTACCTTCGTCTCTCTCCGGGGATGCTGATGTCCGCCATCGGTGACCTCCTGGCTGTGGAGGGTTACGGGGTGTTCCGGGTGTTGGACATCGCGTGGGGCGGGGACAATGGGGACGAGGCGGATGTGTTCGTGGAGGTCATGGAATAAGGGCTGTTGAGCAAGGCCGAATTCCTGTGAACTAGCGAGCTTGCTCATGCGCGGGCCGCCTTCCACGCCGCGCGCAGCTGGGCCAGCGCGTCCGGCTGGACTTCCCACAGGCCCTGGGCGCCGCGGTGCGGGATGGGGGCTGGGAGGGTCAGGACGTCCGCCAGCTGCCAGTGGTACTGACCATCCACCGCCCAGGCGCTCAGGCTGTCCTGGACCACGCCGGCCAGCCGGGCCACGGCGACAATGCCGGGCGTGAAGTACTCGTCCTCTCCAGCAGCAGGCAGGCCGCGCTCCAGCTGGTAGACGCTGGGGTCGGTGTCGCCCGCACCGCTCATCAGGCGCAGGGCGTGCGCGAGATCCAGGCGGGCCTCTTCGCGCTTGCCGGTGTTCTTGCCGGGCACGGCGCCGCCGTGAATGGCGAGGTACATGCCGACCTGCCCGCCCTGTCGGCGGGGGTGCCACGTGCGGTTCTCGACGTCCTTGTCGGCGTGCGCGATGCAGTACGCCCAGGGGTGCGTGAGGGTAATGCCGCGGATCATCTGCTGTGTCATGGGGTTCACCTGGGGCGGGTGGAGGCCCGCCCCGATCCGGTTAGTCGGCCGCTCCGTCGTCCAGGGGGAAGGGCAGGTCCTCACCGTCAGCCTTCGGATCGAGCGTGATGCTGGGGGGCGCGCCCGTGTCGGTCATGGGCGGGCCGTCGGGGGCATCGGACATCTCGGTCAGAACCTCGTCCGTGTTCACCTCGGGCAGCGCCTGGCCCTCACCGGTCCCGAACAGCGGCAGCGCACCCAGTTCCGCCTGGATCTGCGCCTCCGTCTGCTCTTCCAGCGTCGGCTGGTCGCTCACGGTGCACTCCAGGGCGAACCCGGCGTTCAAGAACACGCTCGTGCTCAGCCCGGCGTTCTCCAGCGCCTCGTGACTCACGCGGCTGCCCAGGCGCACGTTCCCGTTCGTGTCCAGCGTCAGGTCGCCGCGCAGGGTGGTGGGCACCAGGATGCTGGGCAGTTCCTGGCCGTCGAGCATGGGACGGATTTCGAGTTTCAGGCCGTCGGTCTTGTCCGCGCCGAACACCACGCTGCTGCTTTCCGCGGCGAAGATGCGCTCGGGGCGGGCGTTGCGGTTGAACGTCCATTTGACGTCGTACACGTACCCGAGTTCGCTGACTTCCTTCATGGTCAGGCCGTGGAAGGTCAGGGCGAAGATGCCGTACGTGCGGGGGGTGGTCGTCATGGGGGGCTCCTTTTCCGGCCGCCTGGCCGGGGGTCAGGGGTCAGAAGAGGGAGACTTCGGTGCGGCTGAGGTTGGCGAAGCGGACGAACTCGCTGTTGTACGCGAGGCGGACGCTGCCCACCGGGCCGCTGCGTTGTTTGCTGACGATCACTTCCGCGATGCCCTGTTGGTCGGTGTTGGGGTTGTAGTACTCGTCGCGGTAGATGAACATCACGGTGTCGGCGTCCTGCTCGATGGCGCCGGACTCGCGCAGGTCGCTGAGCACGGGGCGTTTGTTCGGGCGGGCTTCCACGGCGCGGCTGAGCTGGCTCAGGACCACGACGGGGATCTGGAGTTCCATGGCGAGCTTCTTGAGTTGCCGGCTGAGCTGGCTGACTTCCTGCTGGCGGTTCTCGCTGCCGCCCTTGCCGGTCTCGATCAGTTGCAGGTAGTCGATCAGGAGCAGGTCCAGCTGCCCGGCGGCGTGAAGGCGGCGGGCGTCCTGGGCGATGGTGGCGCCGGTCTGGTCGCTGGCTTCCATGTACGTGATGGGCAGGGCGCGGGTGCGGCCGGCGTGCACGCGCAGGCGCTCGCGTTCCGGGCCGGTGGTGGTCCGCTGCCGGATGCGCTGCAGGTCCACGCTCGCGGCGGTCGCCAGGGCGCGCAGGGCGAGGGATTTGGCGGGCATCTCCAGGCTGGCCACGGCCACCGGGCGCCCGGTCTTGGCGAGGTTCAGCACGAACGAGTACCCGAGCGCGGTCTTGCCCATGGAGGGCCGGGCGGCGAGGACGTACATGCCGCCGGGCTCGAACCCGAGGATCTGGTCGTCCAGGTCGGCGTACCCGGTGCTGATGGCGTTCGGGATGGGGTTCTCGATGTCGGCGAGGGCCGCGTCGATGGCCTGGGCGTGCGTGGTGAACGCGTGCCGGGTGCGGACGTCCAGCGGGCCGACCAGCTGGCTGGCGAGCGTGGCGAGGTCTTCGGGGCTGAGGTCGCCTTCGACGGCGTGGTGGATCAGGCGGAAGCTGCTGCGGGTGATCTCGCGGCGGGCGTGCAGGTGCCGGAGTTCCTCGGCGTAGTGCGGGACGTACAGGGCGGTGAAGTCCGCCATGCCCTGCAGGCCGGCGAGAAGGGAGACGTTGACCTGCTGGGCGGCGCCGATCTCGGCGGCCCGCTGGAGGATCAGGGCGTGGTCGTCGAGCGGCAGGCCGCTGGCGTGCAGGCTGGTCAGGACGCTGCGGAAGGCCTGGGTGGTCGGGGTGGTCCAGGCACCCTCGGGCAGCCCTTCAAGGTGCGTCCAGGCGTCGGGGTCAATCAGGACGCTGGCCAGCGCCTTGTGCTCCAGTTCCGGGTTGGCGGGGAGCGGCCGGGTGAGATGCGCGGCGGCCGTCATTCGACCACCTGCAGGCCCCGGATCTGCGCGAGGGGCACGTCAGGGTACTCGGGGTGGTCGGTGGCGATGCCGCGGCTGAGCACGGCGAGCACGGTGGCCTCGCTGCCGTCGGGGTAGCGGACACGCTGTCCGGCGGTGAAGCTGGGGCGGTTGGGGGCGGTAGAGGCCTGGGTGACGGGCGTCATGCCGTCCCGCATGCGCTTGGTCAAGCCGGCCATGGGATTGCCGTAGATGCCAGCCAGGACGATGTGCGCCACCTGTTCGGCGAGCAGCGCCGCGTGCCCCTGCTGAATCCAGGTCGCCCAGATGACGGACTGCACCTCCTGCGTGACGGGCCGGATGGCGGTGAGGCGCACCCAGGACCGCCAGGACTCGCTCAGCCCGGCCTCCCGGATCACGCGCTGCGCGGCGGCGGGCGTCACGGCCGGCCCGGGCGGAACCTGTTCAGAGCCAGTCACGTTGTCGTTTCCTCCGTCCTGGTGATCGTTGTTGACCTGATCCTGTGAAGGCGTGGCCGGTTGGGTCCCGCCAGGGACCGCGCCGCCAGGCGCCTGCCCTTCCGTGCCTGTGTCCTGGGTGGTGTTCACTGCCCGACTAACGGCGCGGCCGGCCGCCTCACTGGAGTCAGTGATGGTGTTGTTCTTCCTTCCCATTCCTTCCCATTCCTTCAGGCGAAGGGAAAGGCCGCCCTGGACGGCAAAACGCCGGAATTTACCCGAACGATCGTTCGCCTGATCGTTCGCACGACCGTTCGCACGGGTGTTCGGTTTCGGGGCGGGCCCGAGGAACCAGGCGCGGCCCACCTGATGGCACAGGCCGGCGGTGACCAGGATCTTCAGGCCCTTCTGCACGGCCCGCTCCCCGAGCCCTGTGGCCTCTTGCAGGCCGGGCCCGGTGAGGGGCGGGAGGTACTTCATGTTGGCCCGCTCGGACAGGGCGGTCAGGATGCGGGTGTCGGCGGTGCCGTGCGTTTTCTGGTAGGCGACCACGGCGTTGTCGGTGGTGCTGTATGTCCCGGCCTTGCGGCGCTGGCGGGGGGCCTTCTCCGGGAACAGCTGGAGGTTCCGGGCGGGGGTCATGCGGGGCCGCCCTGGGTGACGCGGCGGCCCTGGTCGATCACGGCACCCCAGAGGACGCCCAACTGGCTGGGCGCTTCGATCACGGCATCCTGCAAAGCCTGCGCGAGGTCGTGGATCTGGTCGTCGGTCATGCTGGCGAGGCCTTCGAGGCGGTATTCGGGGGCGCGGGGGTTGTCCCACTGGTAGATGGCGCGGAACTCGGCAGCGTCCGTGGGATACCAGGCGGTCACCACGGGCCGCAGGTGGGCGTACTTGCGTTCGTTCGGGGTGCTCATGGTCAGAAGGGCAGCTCGGGAATGTCGAACACACGCATGGCTTCGGCGGTGGCCTGGATGCGCTGCTCGGGGCTGCACTTGGCGAGGTACGCCAGGACGTCGGCGGCATCCTGCGCGGTGAGGACCGTGGTGTTCACGGGCGCGGGGCGCTGGAGAATCCACGCCCACACGGCCGCGCGGATCTCGCTGCTGTCGGCGTTCATGCCCCTGGCGGCCGACTGCAGCTGCCCGATCTGGTCGTTCGTGATGGGGGTGGGGTCCGGCGTGAACTGGGCGTCCTGCACGTCCTCCTGCGGGGCGGGCTGGGCCTGTTCCCTGGCCTTGAGCAGCGCGGCCTGTTCCAGCCCGAAGTCCTTCAGGTCGCTGTACGCGGCCGCGGCGGCGCTCATGTCGTTCTGCCAGTCGTGGCGGCCGAGGATCTCTTCGACGCGCTCGGCGCCGTACTGCTGCACGCGCTGGGCCATGTCCCGGACACGTTGGAGGGCCGTGGCGTTCGGGGCCTGCGGGGCGGGCTGGGTGGTGTGGGCGGGCGTGCCGGCGGCCTCCTGCACTTCGCGGGTGACGTCCGCGCGGCGACTGCCCTGCTGGGCTTCGGGGGTGGGGCGGCCTTCCTCGCGGGGGTTGTCCGCCTGGGCCATCTCATCCCCCGTGTACAGGCCCGAGAGGTCGTTCGGGAACGCGCTGCGCAGGGCCTGGGCCTCCGCGCACTTGGCGATCATGACGTCGGGCATCTTGGCCCACAGGCCCATCAGGGCGCCGTCCTGCTTCCGGCTGGCGTACGCCTCGAACCGCGCCACCGCCCACAAGGGCTCCGTGAATCCGTGCCGGAGGATGCCGACCTTCGCGGCGGCGGGCGGGCCCTGCTGCAGCCAGACGTCCACCCACTGCCCGTCCGGGCCGCACCAGTACGGGCCCACGCGGCCGGCGTACTGGCCGTGCCGTTCGGCGATCACGCGGAAGCCGTCGATGCTCACCTGGATGGTCATCTTCTGGACCTTCACCCACTGGTTGCCCTGCTTGACGCTCTGCTCGCGCATCACGGCGTAGATCTGGCGGCTGAAGGGGTCCAGGCCGGTGCGGCGGCACTGCTCGATGAACAGGTGCAGTTCGCCGTCGCTGGCGCCGGGCGCGATCTGGTTCTTGATCAGGTCGATCTGGGTCTGGCTGAAGTCCACGGGCGCGAGGGGCATGCCGGCGGGGCGGGCGTGTTCAATGGCGGTCACAGGCGGTTCCTTCCTTTTTCGATCCAGGAGGCCAGCAGGATCAGAGCGATCCCGGCGGTGGCCCAGAGGGCGTCGGTGAAGTCCAGGGGGCGGTTCTCGGCGCTGCCGGCGATGCCGAAGAGCAGCACGATGGCCAGCAGGACGAGGAGGGTCTGAGGGTCTGGCGGCTCATCGGGTGACCTCCCAGGCGCCACTGCGGGCGCGGTGAATGCGGCCCGCGTCTTCCAGGTCGGTGAGGACCTTGGCGGCGCGGGCGCGTTTGATCTGCAGGGCGTCGGCGACCTGCTGCGTGCGCAGGCCGATCACGGAGCGCACGAGCGCGAACGCGCGGGCGTCCAGGGTGGGTTCGGTGGGCAGCCCGGCGTCCATGCGGGTGGGCTTCGGCTGGCCGTGCAGGTGGTGGCGGTACATCTCCAGCTGCTGGGCGTTGCGGCGGTCGTGCTCGGCCCGAGTCATCCGCGCCTCGCGTTGTCGATGGCCGCCTCGTCGTTGGGGTTGATCCCGGCGGGGTAGATGGCCGTCCGGTTCAGGCGGGCGATGGTGATGTCGGCGATCTCGACGGCCTCGGCGCTGATCGAGTTCAGCTGGGCTTCCCGGACGGCGGTCGGGGCGTCGCGGTCGATGTGCGCCAGCAGCCCGGTGAGGGCCGCCTGCGCGAACTGATCGCGGCGCTGGCGGATCTCCTCCGGCTTCACAGGGCCCTCGATCCGCCGCTGCTGGCGGGGCGCGTGGTGGGGCGCTCGGGGGTCATGCCGCTCTCCCCTGTTCGGTCAGCTGCGCGGCGGCCAGGGCCACCAGGGCGGTCACCATGTCCGTCCAGTTGCCGTGTTTGCCGGCGGGGCTGGTGTACTTCTGCTTCACGGCGCCGTCCTTCGCGCGGGTCTGCGTCCACCAGCAGGGGCCGAACTCCACGCGGCGGCCGGTGGCGTGCGACGTGACGGTCACGGTCCACTTCGCCTTGCCGCTCATGGGGTCGAACCCGCCGATCTCGCGCTGCTCCACGGCGTACACGGTCCCGTCCAGGGTGAGGGTGGTCTCGGGGTTCAGGGGGCAGGTGGGGCGCTGCTCCAGGCGGGCCTGCATGGCCTCCCAGGCGAGCGCGGCGCGGAAGCAGGGGCTGATCTCCGCGAACGCGGGGTGGGTGGGGTGCGTACGGTCTGGTACCATCTGAATACCTCCTCTCCCCCGCTGAGCCGTTGCACCGGCTGTGACGCGGGGGCGTTGCTGTTTCAGGCCGTTTTCTTGGCCTTCTGAACGTCCGGCTGGACGGGTTCCGTGGGTGGGGCGTCGTCCGTGGGCTGGGCCGGGAAGCAGTTGCGGATGATCCACGCGCGCATGCGTTCCTCGCGGGACTGCGTGGGGACGGGGCGGACGGGCTGCTTCAT